TGATTTGGCTGCCATAAAAATTTTATTGAATCAAATTTAAACAGTTTCTAAGAGTTGAGAATTATTATTCTGATTTATCGTTGAAATACAGCACCATAGAATCATCCTCCGAAGCTATCTTCAAGGAGAAAATGAGTAAGTTCCTGGCCTTTGCCCATCCTGTATCGGATGTGGCAGAGGCCAAGAGCGTCATTGCCGACTACCAGCAGCGCTATCACGACGCTCGCCACGTATGCTGGGCTTACATGCTCGGCTCAGCCCGCACCGACTTCCTCTCAAGCGACAACGGCGAGCCGTCGGGCACTGCCGGAAAGCCTATCCTCGGGCAAATAAATTCATTCGGGCTCACCGATGTAGTAATCGTTGTAGTCCGCTATTTCGGCGGCATAAAACTCGGCACCTCCGGCCTCATAGCCGCGTACCGCGAGGCCGCCCGACTGGCACTCACCGAGGCCACAATCGTGGAGCGTCACGACATGGCCGAAGTATCGTTCACCTTCCCCTACCTCGCAATGAACGACGTGATGAAACTCACGAAAAACGGCGACGTAAGCATCTTATCTCAGATTTTCGACAATACCTGCTCCATGACGCTGAGCTGCACCCTCGACGGTGCTCCGGCCCTGCGTGCCCGCCTTGCCGACATCGACGGGGTGAGCCTGAAGTGATGGAAATTCGAATTAAATATGTCAATGCGAGTAAAACAGCCATACAAAACAATTAGATTGTACTTATTATATCTTATATATACATAAGATAATTGCTTCTATTTGTCCTTAAATCGTGGTATGACTAATCATATTCAAGTCGAAGAAATTTGTGCATACGTGATATGCAGCGTTTCTTTTGGTCGATATTTGGATGTACATATAAGTTGAGCGTTGTTGCAACATTTGAATGTCCGAGTATTACACTTACGGTTTTATAGTCACATCCGCTTTCAATACATCGTGTAGCGAATGTGTGGCGTAATCCATGGAATATACACGGCAAAGCAAGCGACAGCGAACAGGTAAAAATTAAACGTAAACCGTTAGAAATAAGCGACATTTCAGTATTCTGCCAAGTTGAGAAAATGCAAACCACAACGGAATATTGAGGTTGTTCAGTTACCAAACCGTTAGCCGGGCAGTTACCGAAACGGGAACAGGTAACGGAAAGCAAACCACAACGGAATATTGAGGTTGTTCAGTTACCAAACCGTGAGCCGGGCAGTTACCGAAACGGGAACAGGTAACGGAAAGCGATAAAAAGAAATCCTCACCGTTTTGTTTGCACTCATACACAGTGTTTTGCATATCAAGGGACGCTTATATGGCAAGTAAATTTGCACTTAAAAATATAAGCGTATGAAAGTAGTGAAATTCAAGGTGTTGCTCTACCTCAAAAAGAGCGGACTGGACAAGTCGGGCAAGGCTCCCATCATGGGACGTATCACCGTGAATCGCACGATGGCGCAGTTCGGTTGCAAGCTGTCCTGCACACCCGAATTGTGGAATCCCCGTGAAAGCCGTCTGAACGGCAAGAGCAGGGAGGCGGTGGAAACCAATGCCAAAATAGAGAAGTTGCTGTTGGCGGTGAACAACGCCTTTGACAATCTTGTGAGCCGTAAAGTAGATTTCGATGCCACCGATGTGAAGAATCATTTTCAAGGCAGCATGGAAACACAAATGACCCTCATGCGAATGACGGACGTTGTCTGTGACGACCTAAAAGCCCGTATTGGCATTGACCGTGCGAAAGGGACTTATCCCGGCTATCACTATATGCGCCTGACACTTGGCGAGTTCATCGAGCATCAGTACAAGGTCAAGGATTTGGCATTCGGGCAGCTTACAGAACAATTCATCCACGACTATCAGACATTCGCCATGGAAAACAAGGGATATGCGATAGATACCGTCCGCCATCATCTTGCTATCTTGAAGAAGATATGCCGTCTGGCTTATAAGGAAGGTTATGCAGACAGGAGCCACTTCCAGCATTTCACCCTGCCTAAGCAGTCAGATAAAACCCCACGGGCATTGAGCCGTGAATCGTTTGAAAAAATCCGTGATGTGGAAATACCTGCTTACCGTAAATCCCACATATTGGCAAGGGATATGTTTCTCTTCGGGTGTTACACCGGGGTCTGTTATGCAGATGTTGTCTCAATTACTCGTGAGAACCTATGTACGGATGAGGACGGGGCTTTGTGGTTGAAGTATCGGAGAAAGAAAAACGAACTTCGTGCCAGTGTAAAACTGTTGCCGGAAGCGATTGTTCTGATTGAGAAGTATCACAGTGAGGAAAGGGACACCCTGTTTCCTTTACTGCGCTGGTCAAATCTCAGAAGGCACATGAAGGCGTTAGCTGCACTGGCGGGTATCAAGGATGATTTGTGCTATCATCAGGCAAGGCATAGTTTCGCCTCGTTAATCACGCTCGAAGCGGGTGTGCCTATCGAGACCATCAGTCGGATGCTGGGACACTCCGATATTTCCACCACTCAGGTATATGCCCGTGTCAGTCCGAAAAAACTGTTCGAGGACATGGACAAGTTCATAGAAGCGACCCAAGATTTCAAACTCACCCTATAAACCCAACAACAATATGCGAAGCACTTTTTCACTATTGCCCTATATCAACCGCAGCAAAGTCAAGACTGACGGTACGACCGCCGTACTTTGCCGTATAACCATTGACGGCAAGCAGACAGTCATAAGCACAGGTATCTATTGCCGCCCAGAAGACTGGAACGGCAGGAAGAATGAGATAAAGATTATCAGGGAGAACAACCGTTTACGGGAATATCTGCGTCTGACGGAAGAAGCCTACACCGAGATACTGAAATCGCAAGGCGTGGTCAGTGCCGAAATGCTGAAAAACCACATATCCTTGAACAACATTCATCCGACTACCTTATTGCAAATGGGAGAATGGGAACGTGAGCGGTTGAAGAAACATTCCGAAGAGATTGATTCCACTTCTTCCTATCGGGCTTCAATGTACTACCAGAAATACCTGACGGACTTTATAGCGTCAACCGGGAAAAAGGACATTCCTCTTGAAGAAGTGACGGAGGATTTCGGCAAGTCCTACAAAGCCCATTTGAAGAAATGCAAGAACTTCGGAGTTTCCCAAACAAACCATTGTCTGCGTTGGCTGAACCGATTATTGTACCTTGCAGTCGATAAGGAGATTATCCGTGTGAACCCCTGCGAGGATTTGGAATATGAAACGAAACCTGAGGCAAGACACAGGTACATCAGCCGTGATGAGTTCAAGAAGATACTTTCCACACCGATGTATGACAAGCGGATGGAACTGGCAAGACGGGCTTTCATCTTCTCGACCCTGACTGGACTGGCGTATGCAGACATACAACTGCTGCATCCCCATCATATCGGGACGAATGCGGAGGGCAGACGCTACATCCGCATCAACCGCAAGAAGACAAAAGTGGAGGCGTTCATACCCTTACATCCCATAGCGGAACAGATATTGTCGCTGTATAACACAACTGATGATGAGAAGCCCGTGTTTCCTCTTCCCAACCGTGATGCCCTATGGTTTGAGGTTCACGAGTTGGGAATAACCATAGGAAAAGAGGATAACTTGACCTATCATCAAAGTCGGCACAGCTTCGGCACTTTCCTGATTTCAGCGGACATACCCATTGAGAGCATCGCCAAGATGATGGGACACTCCAATATCAGGACGACACAGGGATATGCACGGATAACAGACGATAAAATCTCCAAGGATATGGACAAACTGATGGAGCGGAGAAAGAAAATATCGGCTGGCGAAAAGAAAGAGAATAGTAAATAACCATTATAAAATAGATGAATTATGAACAGAGGAATAATAACAATCAGTGAAACGGGGGTGGTCACCGTACCAACTGCCCCCGTGTGGATGACCCAGTTTGAGATAGCCGACCTGTTTGGGGTGTTCTCGTGCGACATCCGCAAGGCGATACGGGCAATCTACAAGAACAAGGAATTGAGTGAAACTTATACAATGAAGTATATCAAGCAAACTGACGGCATCAGCTATGATGTGTATAACCTTGAAATGATTATAGCCATTGCATTCAGGATATGCAGTAAAGAAAGTTTTCAGTTCAGACGGTTCGTAATAAATGAAATCTGCGCCTCCAAGAAAGGAAGTCCGACAACATTGTTCTTCTCTTGCGGTAAGGGCAGTAACCTATGGTATAGTTGAGGTTCATCCCGTCAGCCACCTGTTCCCGATGCTCGGATGCAAAGGTAGCGTGTGGCTTTGACGGCATTGGCAAGGTCAGGCGGCAGAGCCGTTTCAGGCAGAATCTTCCTCAAACGGGTTTGAGCGTATTCCGCCCGAAAACCTTGCCACTGCCATCCACACGCTTGAAAGGCATCCGGCAACGGAAACAAGCGACTGGCGGGAAATCAGAAGAAATAGAGGAACGGCTTACAGACGAAGCTAAACATTGATGCTTCATCTGTAAGCCGTTCCTTTTGTCTTTTTGCCGAAGTTCCATTGCTGCCGCAAACATAGGGCAGACGGCAAACTGCGCTCCTTCAAGAAAATCAGGTTGCCTTCAGTCGGTAGGCGGATTGGTAGCCGTCAGCCAGCATCCTTTCGATGTCGGATTCACGGTAGAGGATTTTGCCGCCCAACTGAATGTAGGCTATACGTCCCTCGTTGCGGTAGTCCTGAAGCGTCCGGCGGCTCACTTTCAACCGTGCCGACACTTCCTTGTCTGTGAAGAAACGCTCCCCGTTCAGTGTCGGGCGGTAGTTTGCGGTCAGATGCTCTACGTTGTCCAGCAGACGGTCAAGGCTGCCCAAGAAGTGGATTATCCACTCGTTGTCTTTGTTAATCAGTTCGTTCATATTACTTTGGATTTAGTGGAATTATTGTTATTACTCTATTCGGTTATCAGATTGTTCTGCCTTTGAACTTTGCTTCTTTTCGCCTGTCCTCCACGATGGAAACGATGCGTTGCACGTCTTCGGGACGGTAATAGGTCTTGTGGTTTATCTGCGAATAAGCCAACGTGCCGTTGTCCCGAAGCGTCTGCAAGGTTCGGGGGCTGATGTTGAGCATCCGGCACACGTCCTGATTGTCCATCCACTCGCTCATTTTCTTTTCGCCGTGACGATGGCAGATGGCATCCATACGGCTGACGAAGCGGTCGAACTTGGCGACCAGTTCCTCGAAGGTCTTTCTCTCGATTGATACGATTTCCATATTGTCTTTCTTTTAGTTGTTACTGTTTCTTTTGCCGCAAAGGAATATATAATCTGTTACCTGACAATAGGTTCCCCGAAAGTGGAAGCGTGTTGCGCTGATACGGCAGTCATTGTCCGGGATGCTGACTTCCCTTTGGCGGCTATCATTCCTTCTCCTGCAAAGAAATACATAATCCGGCATCCGGCAATGGTTTCAATCAGGTCTGGCAGCAAGTGGCACAGGGTGGTAGAGGTTGGCATTGGCTGGAGGCAGCGGTTATCCTCTTAATTCTAAAAAATAGAAAGTCACTATGTTTGCATCAGATTAGCTGACGGGGCGCTCAACGGGGGCTGTCTGCCCCCT